CATCGATTTGCGGCAAGATTTGAGACATTGTACTAGCCAATCCAACACGTAACAATGTCGTATTTGACCAAGTTGCGTTTTCACTCGTGTCTGAGCTGTGACGGATAATTGACCGCAATCCCTCTGTGCTGTTCTTGTTTATAGGTTGATTTTGAAGATTTGTCATTATTCGACTCCTGTAAAGTCAATCTGCCAGCGCAAGGTCGCTTTGCCTTTGCCATCTGCGTCAATTGTCACATTCTTTGGATTTGGGCATTTTCGTGTTGGCCGAGGAACTTTTATTTGTGTTGTTGCAACTACTGATCTTTTATTGCGTGGCGCTGGGCCAACTCCTCTGACTTTAAAAGTAACCAAGGTGCCTGGCGGGACATTTTCAATGTCAAAGCTTGTATTAGTTGTGGTTGATTCTACAAAATTACCGTCTCCAATTTTATATTTTACAAAAAAGGAAACGGAAGTGATCGAACTGCCACGGCTCCAAGATGCCGTTAAACGAATTGTTGTATTGCGGTCTTTTACGACTTCAGCAGCAGTAAAAGTTAAATCAACAGGTGCTAAAGGTGCTTCATCAAATAAAGTAATATCTGCAAATTGCAATAACGCATTTTCGCTTTCGACAACGTTATAAATACCGTCTACATGCTGAACACCTGTAATTGAATACGTTCCATTTTCCCCTTCGCCAATTGCAAGACATCTAAACTTTTGATGCTTGACGTTACTAGCTTCGATGGAATAAACGGTCTGCACTTGTGGAGCAGAGCTAAACGCAGCAGAAACGTTAATGACATTATTTGCAACACTGCTAATTGTCTTGGTTTCTGTCGTCCCATCAGCCAAAACACAGCTCAATTGCGGACTGTTGCCAGTAGGCAAGGTAATGGCTTGATCTGCCGTAACAGATGTTGTTGTTGATGCTGAAATACGACCTGCCAACCTTGCACCTTGACGCATTGCGTCCGAAACAGCAAAGACTTGGCCAGGCATCACCATCAAGCCTTCAAGGCCAACAGCAAACGTGACGGTCTCGCCTTCTGTTTCTTCAGAGGCAAGGACCCATTTCCCCATCCGTTGAGCCTGAGACTTAGACGTGCAGCCAAACGCTACAATTTCACGAATTTGAAAGCCGTACTTATTAACAAGCTCTCTGTTTTCAATAACAACAAAATCAGGACGGTAAAAATTGTTTGGGTCGTTGTAACGAACACGCACCCTAGTGCTCCTTGTTTTTAAAGAAGCGCCGCTATAGCTGAATCCGCCACCAACAACGTTTGAGTTGGTGAACAGATGCACTGGATCAAGAGCCGCCGTTTTGTCGCCCAGAACACCGTGATCACCAGCTACCTGAATGGTGTCTGACTTCCAATAAATCATCCCCCGAAAAACGCTTGCTAAATCCTGCAAAACGCTGAACGCCTCGGCTTGCGACGCAATCACCGTGTTGATCGCAAAGCGTGGCTCCTGCGTGCCATCGCTGGTTGTAATTAATTCGTTGCAGTATTTAGACAGTTCAATCAAGTCAACCCAACTCAACTCTTCTTTTGAAATAAAATCGCCAGCTCCATAGCGACTATTTGTGGCCATATCATAAAAACAACAGACAGGGCATGTTGTGTAGTGACGTGACTTTAATTTGCCGTTAAATGCTTTTCTTGAATCATAGCTAAGCCTTCCGTCGCTTTTCGCTATTGCATTTTCTGGGATTTGCACTTTCATTCCTCTTATTTCATACGCACGAGAAGGGACAGTGTTAAATTCATCAACTGAAAGACTTAGACCCACGCAAGCCGTGTGCTTGTAAGTCGTTTTAACATCTTTGCCAGCAATGATTGATGTCCAAACAAGCGTGTCGCCTCTGCCATTGGCTAAGGGCGTGTTTTTAGGTGTTTCTTCAAAGTCAAAAGTTCTTATTTCAAACGCTCCTTCGCGATTGTCTCCTGGGATGCTGTCTCTAAACAATATTTTGCTTACCTGGATAGTCCAAGGCCCTTCCCCTCGCAGCTTAATTTTTGGAGTTTGATATTGATAGTTTGAAGTAGAAATCCCGGCAATTTCCTTGTACTCTTCGTCGTCAAATGTTATTGAAAAAGTTTTTTTAGACTTACTTGTGATCTTGACGCGTATGCGTATCTTTGCAGGGAACAGCTGCCCTCTTGCTAGTCCCTCAACTGCTGTAGAAAATAACTTTGGAATTGTAAACAACAATCTGACGTAATCAACCTCTGTGTCGGTAACCGTTTGGAAAACACTTCCACTGCCAAATTTTGCTTCTACTACTTGATTGTTTGCATCAAGTCTTTCGCTGTAATTTTCTCCAACTTGCGTGTCAACAGATATTATGGTCGTATTAGAGTCTGCAAATTTGTCGCCAAGTTCAATTGGAGTTTGCCGTTCTGTGCCCCTGCGTAACTCAAAATCAGATGAACCAACGCTTTTTTTATTAGCAGAAGTTTCATCAAGGAAAACGCCTCTACGGTTACCAACAATGCCATCAATCGGGCCTTCGCACAAAAGGTCAATTAGATTGATAGATGACTCGGAGTTTAGTGCCATGAATAATTACTCAACATAAGTCGTACCCAAAAACAAGGACACGGAATTGGGTGGATGCGTCGGTGTCAACGTCCATAATAGTAATTTTTAATTTTAGCTGCTCATCGCTATCAATCCTTCTCCAAACAAGCCTTTGAGCATAGAAGAAATTATCCGTCTCTTCTAAGTACCCTTGAACGGTGGATTCACTTGTGGCTACGACAGCGTCATTACCGCTTAACGTGTGTATTACTTCTATGCGGTATTGAATAAAACCATCAATTTTTGTTGAATTTTCACCTCCAGCCCTGCCATAAAGCCCTCTATCGATTTGAAAAATTACATCAAACTCTTCTTCATACTTGACTTTGGTATCAACTTGGCCAAACTCTTGCTCAGCGTTTTCTTCAAGATCCTTATTCAAGGTAGAGCCAAACCCTACGTTCGAGCTAATAACTCTTCTCCTATTATTTTTGCTAGTCTTCCAACGTTTAGCCTCACGTCTGCTAAGTCTTTTTGTCTCAACCCCGCTTTCGTCATTAAATACTCTGTCTACTTGGCTGCCATTAATTAAAATGGTTTCTAACCCTGGCTCTTTGATTGCGGTTGCAAGCGGGTCGGAAACATCTGTTACATCAACAGCTACTGACAACATGTGACCGCCAACCATAGCTCGACCATAGACGACAGGGATTGTTACGCCATTCCCAACAGTATTAGCCGGACCGGTGTACGCATAAGATTGCTGACCGCTTGCCCCACGGGTTACGCCTTGAGGACCAGGGCCGCGAGAATTAGTGCCGTCCATACGACGACTGCCAAGTCTTGGCATTTCTGGTTGCGGCGAAAGCATATTGGCCACACCGCCAAGAATCAAACTTGCGCCAATCGCACCAATAGCTGTTGATGCGGCGGCGCCAAGCACAAACCCTCCTGCCACAAGGCTGCCACCAGCACCTACCGCTCCAGTTAAACCAGCTCCTAAACCAAGAAATCCAACGCCCGCTCCTGCAGTAGCAATAGAAAAAGCAACCAATCCAACACCAAGCAAGATTTGACCAGTTGAACCGCCACTGCCGCTAATTACCGGCACAAGCATCATCGGCTTGCTGCCAAACGGCAAATGCAGTTCGTCATATCCCATCGCCGCTCCAGACTGAATCAGCTTGTAGCCAACACCGTTCTGGTGCGCTGTCATTAAATCCTTTTGGAGCCCAGGATGGTTGATGCACAGCAGCTTGATCGCGTCTGCTGGCGTCCTTAAATCGTAATACTCGTGTTGTGTGCCGTATTTTTCGCCCAGCTCACCGGCTAACATCACCAGTTGCATAGCGATAGACGGCGGCAACGCTTTGCCTATAGTACCGCCCGAAAGGCTCTATTGCACTCAAGCTGTTAAACCGCTGGTGCAAGATCTTATCCGCACCAACGTAAATTGCTGCGTGCATTGGCGTCCTGGTCATTAGCCGCATAATCAATACGTCACCGGGCCTGCGTTCTGCAATATCAATCTCATGAAACCCATACGCCTCGGCTTGCTCTAAAAATATGCTGCTTGTTGTTTCAAGGTCATCTGGCCTTTCAAAATCTGGCAACAACACCCCCGTTAATTTGTAGTAATCGCAAATTAACGTAAAACAATCCTGCGCTCCATACACAAATTTTCTACCCGTTAAGGATTGATAGTTGACCATTCGCCTTCAGGAACAGAATAGATGTGCCATACAAGCTTAGTTTGTCTGCAGCTTTTGCGGTCTAGATCACTAGCTTGCCCGCCTAACGGGTGAGAATGCACCACGGCTTCGATCTTTCCAGACAACATTGCCCGCATATAGTCAGCAGGGTTAAGAACAAAATCTTGCTCTGGATTGTCTGCAACGTTATGGCAAGGCCAATAATTGCCATCAACAAGCAAACCGCAAGATTCTTTTGGATACTCAATAATTGCGTGGCCTTCTGCCTTACGCCTGCACTCTTGTTCCAAGAAATCCTCCGTATGGAAGGCCCTCACCGTTTTCCCCTTCATTTTTTGGGAATCGAAGCCTGCAGCTAGTAATTCGTTTGCCACACACGTCAAATTTGTCCACAGCCCGATCAAAGGTCAGTCCATTAATAGTGGCTAACGACTGCATTAAAGCCTTAGAAATCTCAATGTCATCAACCTGGAAATACCTTTTGGCTACATAACCACACTCATCACCCCTGTACTTCCATGGGCAGAACTCAGTAACTTGGCGTCGCGGCAATTCAAGATTTGTTAAATCAAGTTTTGCTGTCAGCTCAAATTCGACAAACTCTAAGTTCTCTTCCGCAACCCTGTCGATATACCAAATCTCTTCTGTCTTTGCTGC